TGCCCAGCAGGGCAGCCACAGCTTCTTTGCCGAAGCGGTAATTAACAACGAGATCACCAACGCCGAGTTGGCTGATAAGATTGCCGCTCGTACTGGTGTAAAGGCTTACGAGGTGACAACGGTCATCGCAGCCATCGCCGACATTATCAGCGAGGAGGTGCTGGAGAGCAACCGCATTAGCCTTGCCGACCACACGGGCACAAAGATGGTCAGCATCTACCCGAAGGTAAACGGCAGCGTGAGTGATGCCGACATCGAGCGCGAAGACTTAGAATGGAAACTAAAAAGAAAGGGAGTATGACAACAAAACAAAAAGAAGCCATCAAGCTCGTGCTTGAACGAGTGGCAGTTGTGGATGATGCAATGACCATCATCGAAGCAATCATGGAACCCGCTAAAATCGAATATGTACCCTATCCACAGGGCATCGACCTAACCCCCAAGACATTCCCTGGCACCATCACGCCGATATACGGAGGCACAGCGGGAACTACTGGCGACCCTGAAAAGGTAAAAAACATCATCGACAATGCGTGGTAAACCTATTCTCTAATTCTTGATAAATATAAAGGACTATGAACAGAAAACTGAAAGAAAAATTCACCGAGTGGCCCACATCGCTCTACAACCTTGACTGGGTAGTGAAGACGGCCACGAAACGATACAAAGAGTTTTTGCGCCTGTTCAATAACTCGCTGCCGGAAGACAAACGCATCAAAGACGATAACAATAGGTTTGCGCTCATCTACTATGCGGCTTTTGAGGATGCGCTGAACGCTTGCATCGAGCAGGTAATGAAAGACGGTATCACAAGCATCGACCTATACCTCAACGAACTTGGTAAACTCACCGCAACAATGAAAGATAAATCATGAAACTTACACCTGACCAGATGGAACTCTTGCGCGAGACCAACCGGCTGAACGAGATGCACGGATGCGGCAGCGCGTTCATGTACATTGTGCTTGTCGCCATGCTGCTGATGCTCGGCGGCTGCAAGACAAAGGAAGTCGTGACCACCGACCACAAGACCGTGCACGACACCACCTACGTCGTGAAGCTGTCGCACGACTCCGTATGGATTGAAACCCTGAAGCACGACTCAGTGATCATCCGCGAGAAAGGCGACACCGTGTACATAGAGCGATGGAAAACCGAGTGGCGCGACCGCTGGCACGAGACCATCCAGGTCGACACCCTCCACGATGCCTACATCGAGAGAGACACCGTGGTCGTCACCCGCACCATCAAGCCCTCCGTCTGGACAAAGGCAAAGGAACAGGCGAAGGGTGCCGCGATCGGAGCGGTGGTGCTCGCAGCCAGTTTGGTGCTGTATAGAATGTATAGAAAGTACAGAAAGTAAAGAGAGTTACATTCTTTACCTTCTTTTCCTTCTAAACTCTTTTGGTTTACCCCTGACACGTTATTGTGCGAAGGTTGAACAAACTTTATCACTATGCGTAGAAAAATAATGAACTACGAGAGAGCTGACGAGCCGCGCACATATTTGATGTCGCGCATCACGTTCGCCATCTGCTTTTTCGTGTCGGTGGGGCTTATTGTGGGCGGCTTCTTTGTCCCACCTATGGGCGTGATCGACGGGTCGTGCCTGACAGCCGTCGGCGAGTTGCTATTATTCCCGACTCTTCTCTATGGATTCCGTGCCATTGAACTGGGCCTCACGGTGAAGTTCCAGAAGGGCGAGACAAGTATCGAAATACATAAAGAGGAGGTGACAGAAGAATGAAGTATTTTACAATCCAAGAACTCACCGCCAGCGCGACAGCGAAGCGCAAGGGCATCGACAACACACCCGATGCCGTGGCCACCGCCAACCTGACTGCGCTGGTGGCGAATATCCTCGACCCACTGCGCGAGGCCTACGGTAAACCCATCGTCGTGACCAGCGGCTACCGTTGCACAAAACTCAACCGCGCCGTCGGCGGTGCCGCCCGTAGCCAGCATTGCAAGGGCCAGGCCGCCGACATCCGAACACTGAGCGACCGCAAGTGGGAGAACCACCAACTCTTCGACCTGATAAGAAAGCTGAAGCTACCGTTCGACCAGCTCATAGACGAATACGACTACGACTGGGTGCACGTGAGCTACAGGCAAGGACAAAACCGCCGTGAGGTGCTGCATATTACCAAAAAGTGAATAAGCATTAAGTATTTAGGTTAAATTTCTCTTGTACAGTTTTAATTTTTCATAATCGAAACGTTAGGATTGTTAATTATTTGCAAGGCGGGGCCGTGAGGTTCCGCCTTTTTTTGTTGGTCGTGGCTGAAGCCACCACAGAGAGCACAGAGACGACGGAGAACAAGGAGAAAATTGATAATTGATAGTTGATAATTGATAGTTAGCATGCCGGAGTGCTCTGTGATCTCTGTCTTCTCTGCGTCCTCTGTGCTTTGGTAAACCTCAGACGCATTAACGCTTGTCATTTGAAAGACAAATGCGAAAAATATATGAAATGGTTAACGATTGACTGGATTAAAACGCACAGCCGCATCTGCTGTGACTGCGAGGATGATCTGCTGGTGCTCTATGGCGAATCCGCAGAGGACACCGTGCTCAGTATCATCGGCTGGTGCTATGAGGAACTCATCGAGAAATACGGCGCGGTGCCGAAGCCGCTTGTGCAGGCATCGCTCATCCTTGTCGACACCAGCTACACCCAGCGCAGCGCGGTGAGTGCACAGAACCTCTATGCCGTACCTTACGGCTTCGATATGTTGGTGAAGCCCTACATGCGGCTGACGGCGAATGAAGTATGCGAATGTAAAACCTTAGACACAGATACGGAATGAATTGTAATTGCAAAAAGAAACCCCGCTTCGTGCGTGGCAATGCCTTCAGCCTGAATGTGAAGGTGAAGGCGAAGAGGCCCGACGGCACACCCGTCTCGGACTTTGTACTCGACGATACAGCCACACTGCTGCTGATGACCAGCAACGGCGTGGCCACCGTGCTCACCTACACCGTCGGCGATGACAACAATGCCATCGTTGCCTTCGACGGCAACCTCCCCACCGGCATCTACGGCCTCGACTTCCAAGGCTCGCAGGACGGCACCGAGTGGCGGTTCAGCGACACCAACATCTTCCAGGTCGTCGAGCACACCCCGCAGGGACATGTGCCCAGCGACGGCGTGGTATATGCCGACGACACCCTCGAAGTCGATGCCGAAATCACTCTCAGCACCCTCTCCGCACAGGCCGACTGGACCGAGACCGACCCAGGCGCACAAAGTTACATCCGCAACAAGCCCGATCTGAGCGACTATGCCACCGACCAAGAGCTCGCAGCGGGGCTTGCAACGAAGCAGGATAAGCTATACAACGGCAACGTGGTCAGCATCGAGACCGTAAACCGCAATGCTACGCCGGTGCTGAAGAACATCGTCGGCACGGAGGTCAGTGCCATCGTACCCTCTACTGATCCATATAGCGGATGGAACCAGGGCAAAGACACCGACATCCCCACCGTCGGCCTCGTGAAAGCGAAGATTGAGGAGGTGAACACCGCGCTCGCCAACAAACAGAACCGCCTCACCTTCGACACCACGCCAACGGAATACAGCAACAACCCCGTGACCAGCGGCGGCATCAAGACCTACGTCGACAACCATTCGGTGAGCATCACCGTGGACGATGCACTCAGCACCAGCAGCGAGAACCCCGTGCAGAACAAGGTCGTGACCACTGCCCTCAACGGCAAGCAGCCCACGCTCACCTTCGACAATGCACCGACCGCCAATTCTAACAACCCAGTGAAGAGCGGAGGTGTCTATACAGCCCTCCAAGGTAAGCAGGACACCATCAGCACGGTGAACGTGACGGTGGATGACAACACCGGCACACCATCGGGCAGTGCGTCGGTAAGTGGCAGCACGCTGTCGCTCAGCTTTCAGAACCTCAAGGGGGCTACGGGGGCACAAGGGCCGCAAGGAATCCAGGGCGTCCAAGGTGTTCAAGGGCCGAAAGGTGATACGGGTGTCACGGGTGATGCCTCCAGCCTGGCGATCATCCACGGCATCGACAAGACATCCTCTTATGGTACCACCGACGTGTGCGGTGCAGATGCAGCTCAGGCTCTTCTCAACGAGATCGAAGGTGGTTTTTACTATTGATTTGAATGTTATTAGTTTGTGGCCAACGAATAAAAATATATAAATATGGGACAAATAGTAAGTAGCGCAGCGAAACCGAAAAGGTGTAATCTTAACGCTCTTCAAAACAACAGCGGTCTTGGAGGTACAACCCCGGCTGCTAATGAGGTTATACTTGTGAGCAGCGACAATACCATGAATGAAAGTGGTATAGGCTTTTTTGACAGCTATGTTGTTGGCGACGGTGTTACGCAGGCAAAGAACTTGCCGTTAAAGTATTTTGCAGACGAGACACCAACAGCCAGTAGCAGAAATGCAGTGCAAAGCAAAGGCATCACAGAAGTGTACGGTTTGTATGTTAACAATACCAAGTTTGTAGAAGTTCACACCGATTCAGAAGGAAGAATTCTTTTCGGTGTCAAGACTGATGGCACATTCTATTTTGGAAATGGATGTCCCGCACAAGTGAAAGAATATGTGAGTGAATATGGCTATAACAAGGCCGCCATTGATGATTTGTTAAACGGTAAGGTTGACAAGGTTGCCGGGAAAACGCTTATTAATGCGGAGATTGCAGAAAAGCAAGAGTTTATAGCAAACGCTGACTATCTCTATGTAATAACAGACTCGGCAAACAATGTTGTTTTAGGCATTAAAAAAGACGGAAAAACATTTGCCGACCTTGCGGGCGTTCCCAAAGACATCAAGGACTATGTCGACTCAAAAGATGTTGATCAACTTGAGATTGATGTAGTTACCCCTTCAAGGATTGATGCTATTGTAGGCGACACCGTTCAGCTTTTCTATCATTCAATATTCAAGTGTGTAAATTTTGAGCATTATCAAATAAAAGCACAATGCAATGTTGGAAATGCCTATCCCAGATACTACGAACTTACACCAACGGCTACGGGCACATATAATATTGTCTTTGAAATTTTAGACGATAGGGGGATTGTGGTTGGCAATAAGACAACGCAAATAGTCGTGACAAGCCCCTCTCGACCGTCTTCTCCAAAGAACATCCTCATCCTCGGTGCGTCTATTGAGGAAAACGGAGAGTGGGCTTCCGAGCTTAAGAGAAGAGTAACAGGAAACGGCACCGACTTTCTGAGTCTGGGGTATGACAATATTAACTTTGTCGGTAGAAAGTCTATTACTTATGGCGGCACGCAGGTCAGCCTTGAAGCGACTGGCGGCTACTCCTATTCAAGTTACCTTTCTACTACGTCAATGCTATATAGGTTTGACATTGTTGATTCCCCAATTACGCAGGTTAATGTCGGGGATGTCTATTCCAACGATAAAGGAACATTCGAGATAACGGAAATCAATTTAACTGATGGAGTCGGAAATATATCTTGCAAAGCAGTTGGCGTGATTACGGGCACGGTGTGGGGGGCTGGAACTCTCACAAAAGTATCGGGAACTGGCGACGCAACAATAACCTATAACGCTTCGAGTGGAAGCGGAAATCCTTTCGCCTACAATGGAGAACTCGATATACAACAATATGCCACCGACTACTGCTCCGGGCAAATTGACATCGTAATCTTCGGTGAGATGTTTGTAAACTCAATCAGTAGCGCGAGAGCCAGCGTTGTGTCTCTTGCGCAGGAGTTTGTTAACGCGTTCCCGAACATCCATGTCTATATACAAATGCCAAACCTTAAAGACGTAAGGGGAGGATTGGGTGTGAATTACGGTGCAAATGGGTGGGCATTGGGAAAATATTTGGACTATCAGGTGTTTGATTTTTGCAACGACCTCGAAGGTTTATTTGAAGATGCAGAAATCACCCAGAACATCCATTTTGTCAACTCCCTAAACGAGGTGGACGCTGTTAATGGATTTAAGCAGACAAACAAAAAGGTTGACACAAGGTCAAGTGTCACAGAGGTGTTTGGAGTAAATGGCGTGCATCCCTCTATTGTTGGATATAATCTTATTGCAGACTCAATGTTTAGGACGTTAGTTGGAAATAATTTTTAACAACTTAAAATATTACAGATATGAAAAATTGCTTTCACTTTAAAACAGCCGGGAGTGTCAACAATGACAATCTTCCTTTTTTATACGAATTCGTTTTTGATATTAAAAATGTCAATGCCAATTTGTTGTTTTACTATGGCCCAAAAAGCAGCAGCACCACTAAAGGAGAGCTGGTTATTTCCGTTTCTGGTGGTAAGATAAATGGCGAAACAAGCAAGACCATTGCTGCCAATACAGCAGTAACCGCTTACTCTTCTGTTACCATAGTTCCCGACAGCATTCCCACAACGCTAACAATTAGGATTAATAATTATCTCAACTTGTTAGGTTTCGGACAAAGCAATCAAGGAGGGTACGGCGATAATAGTCCTCTTTCTTTAGATAGGTTGTCGATCTTGGTCAACGCTTCCAGATTTGTAATTCCCACTTACATGTCCCCGCTAAATTTGTCAAAACTTATTGAGGATTTAATTGCAAATGGAAGCGATGAGTCTATAATTAATGTATATAATTATGGAAACAACAACTATGATGTTTACGAAGGGGACACTAAAATCAACACTTCATCAACGGAGCTTATTTTTACCATAAATGCGAGCAAAACAGAATATACAATAGTCGATCAAGCACAGCCCTCTGTGTTGTTGGCAAAAAAGGTCTATTCAGATGGGGAGTGGGTTAATGTGTCTTTAAGTAACTAATAAGATTTTAAGACCTATGACAGGCTATTCATCAGGGATGCGGAGACATCTCATCACAATTTTGAACCGCAAGGAGGCACAGGCCGGAAGGTTCGGCCTGGACTCCAGCGGGATAGAATGGGAAGACGGGCCGACCGTATGGGCGGCTGTCGACTGGGCGAAGGGCATGCGGACGTTGAACGCGGGCGCGGTCGATGCCTATGCCGTGAAGCTCGTGCGAATGAACTACTGCTGCGCGGTGACGATCCGCAGCCGCATACGGTGGCAGGAGCAGGTGTACCAGATACTTCCGGAGACGTTCGCGGCTGATCCGCAGGGGAACACGATTCAGTTCCAGATGCAATTAGTCATCAATGACTAAGCACAGAGAACACGGAGAAGACGGAGAACTCAGAGACACCAGCAGGTAACTATCAATTATCAATTATCAACTATCAATTATCTCCGTGCCCTCTGTCTCCTCTGCGTCCTCAGTGCTGATGAAATCAGTAAACCCCTGACGCATTTACGCGGTAATTAAAAACAGACAACTATATGGATAATTTTTTCAGAAATTGGTTCCAGAAGCGCGAAGAAACGCCAGGCGTGCCGTCGTCGACGATGGACACGGGGCCTGTCGTAGCGGCTGGCGACTGGAAAGAAAAGGTCATCACGCCGACGGGTAGGAAGTCGCTGGTGGTACCCGCATGGTTCCGTGGTGTGAGTCTGATCATGCAGACCATGGGCCAGATGCGTGTGCAGTACCAGAAGATGAACGGAGAAGGCGGGAACTTCATCGAAGACCGCTACGGCGACGCGAAGCGGTTGAACTATCTGCTCCAGGTGCGCCCGAATCCGCTGATGACGGCCTCGCAGATGCAAGAGCAGATCGAGTTCCGCAAAATCTACTACGGCAACGCTTTCGTGTTCATCGAGCGCAACGCCTACGGATGGCCGGAGAACCTTTGGCTCTGCACGGGCGGCGGCTACGATCCCATCAGCAACACGTACCACCTCGTTTATAACCGCGATGGCCGTCCCGCTCTGAACATCGCAGCGGAGGCGCAGGACGTTCTTCACTACAAAAATATCTTCCTCAGTGACGACTTCTTCATGGGCATCCCGACGATCGTCTATGCGATGAAGACACTCAGCATTGCAGCCACCGCCGACGAGCAGACCTTGAAGGACATGGCAAAGGGTGGTAAGCACAAGGTCATCTTGCAAGAGGAAAAGTCGCCCACACTCGGCACACGTGGCCGTGCGAACCGTCAGGAACTGAAGAAGATGACTCGCCAGTTCGCTGAAGACTGGACCGATGGCGACTTCATCCTGCTCGATAATGTTGCCAATCCTCAAATAATCAGCCAGACGGCGAGCGAGCTGCGCTTGCTTGAGAGTCGCGGCTTCGAGGTGAACGACATCGCCCGCATCCTTGGCATTCCGCGCATCATGATGATGGAAGACCAGGGTGCCTCGTACAAGATGCCGGAGCACGCCACGCAGGAGTTCCTGCTGCGCACGATCCAGCCCCGCATCCGTGAGTACGAAGACGAGCTGAACTCGAAGATGCTCACCGTCGACGACTTCGGCAAGCGGCGCATCCATGTGTGCGAGCTCGCCCTGCGCCGTCTCGATGCGAAAGGTCAGGCAGAAATCGACAAGATGCACTTGGAGAGCGGTTGGTCGGTCAACGAAATCCGCTCGCAGTACGACCTCCCGAACATTCCCGACGGCGACGATCACTATGTGAGCATGAATATCGGCGTGGTGGGTAGTCCGAAGCTACGCGGGGAAGCCACAATCACAGAGAGCACAGAGAAGACGGAGGGCACAGAGGCTAATCAGGAAGGAGGTGCCGCATGAAAAAGACCATCTGCATAGTGCATTATAACACGCCGGAGTTCACCGAGGCCACCATCAAGAGTGTTCGGAAGACAGGCACCGACTGGCCCATCGTCGTCTTCGACAACTCGACCGAGCGGCCGTTCAAGCGTCGGATGCGCGGTCTGAAGGTGTACGACAACACCCAGCAGCAGATCGTGAACTTCGACGAAGAGCTTGCCAAATATCCCGACAAGTGCTGGGACATGGCACGGAAGAGCAACTGGGGCAGTATAAAGCACATGATGAGTGTGCAGAAGTTGTGGGAGCTCGTGCCCGACGGCTTCATCCTTCTCGAAAGCGATGCCCTCGTGACCAAGAACATCGAATTCCTTTGGGATGAGCAGTTCGCCGCTTGTGGCAAAGTGGACTACACGAGCAAGCGCACCCGCTACCGTCAGCCCGACCGCCTGCTGCCCTATCTTTGTTATCTCAACGTCCCACTGCTGAAGGAGAACGGCGCGAAGTATTACGACCCCACACGCAGCTGGGGATTGCAGCCAGGAGGCAAGGTGATATGGAATAACTGGTACGACACCGGCGCACCCATCCTTGAAGACATCCGCAAGACGAAGCCGCAACTCGTGTGCCGCGTGTGGCCGGAGCTCCACAACTACTATGTACATTATCAGGGAGCCTCGTGGCGTGCCAAGGACCTCGACAGCCAGCTGGTATTCTTGTCGCAGCACGAGAAACTTTGGAAGCCGTGGGAAAAGCAGGATGCAAAGATATACATCTGCGCACACTCGGACTTCGAGAAGCGCGTCTACAATCCCATCTTCGAGGTTGCTGATGCACGCAAGCCGAGCGGCAAGGCGGCAAAGGATGTTGCCCCCGACGGCCTGCCTGGTTCCTTCTATTCCGAAATCCTGACCTATCAGCGCATCGCCGCAAAGAAGACACTGCCCGCAATGGTAGGCTTCTGTGGCTATCGGAAATATTTCGACTTCATGGACGACGTGCCCGACCTCTCTAAAGTGAAGTGCATCGTCGCACGGAATATGGACATGCGGATGAGCATGCACGAGCAGTATAGGTCATTCTCGAATGTCGACGACATCGACCTGCTCACTCAGATCATCAACGAGACTGCGCCCGACTTCGCCCATCCGTGGCTCATGGCCCTGCGCCGGTATAGCTTGCACCCTTACTCCATGTTTATCATGCCGTCAAAGGACTTCCGCGAAATGATGAAACTCGTCAGCAGTCTGCTGAAGGAGTGGGTGCAGCGTGTCGGCGTGGAGAATGTCGAGAGCCGCGTCACTTCCGATCCCGCAAAGTACAACATCGGCGCATCGCCCTATTGCACCGTACAAAATGCCCTGCGGATGGGTGGCAACCTCGGCGAGCGCATCATCTCTGCCTGGATTGATTGGAAGTTCCCAGATGCCCAACAGGTGCCGGTGAAAATCACTCAGGAAAAAGTAGTAAACCCCTGACGCAATTATGCACGAAATATAGTAACAAAAACAAAGAATATGAATGCACAGAAACGAGAAATCAGAAATCTGGAATGCCAGCTTGCCTATCGAGAGGCTTCAGAAGAAGCACTTGCGTCGGGCATCCTTGGCACCATCAGCGGGCGAGCCATCTGCTTCAATTCTGAAAGCCAAGTTCTCGACGAATACGGACAAACCTTCAGAGAAGTAATCGCTCCCGAAGCTGCCACGATGGACTTCCTCAACTCGCAGGACATCAAGATCAACATGCTGCACAACCGCGAGCTCACCTTCGGACGTGCAAAGCGTGGGGTGTCCGGCAATGCCCGACTGAGTGTCGACCGCGAGGGAGTGAACTTTGAGGTGGATGTGCCCAACTGCGACCTCGGCATCCGTGCGCGTGAGCTCACAAAGGCTGGCGTGTACGATGGATGCAGCTTCGAGTTCTGGCCTGATCAGTACGACATCGAAGAGCGCGAAGGCAAGGTGCCACTGGTGCGCCATACCAAGTTCCGCGCCATCACCGCACTCACTCTCGGCATGGACCCAGCATATTTGCAGACTTCACTCCATGCCCGCGAGCTCTACGCACAGACCGAAGCTGGAAAGCGTGAAGCAGAAGAGGCTGAAACCGCCAAGCGTGCCGCCGAAGAACAGGCGCAGCGCGAAGCCGAAGAGAAGGAGAAGCAGGAAGCCCTGCGCCAAGCAGCCGAGCGTCGCCGTCAACTATTGAACTATGATTTCGACAACAATATTTTCTAACCCTTAAAACCGATTTTAAGTAAGATGAAAAAAATGACAAAAGTCGAGCTTCAGGCTCGCAACCGTGAGATTCAGAGCCGCCTGTCGGATTTGAATGACAAGGTGTACGACGAGAAGCGTCAGTTCACCGAAGACGAACAGCGTGAGTGGGATGCCCTCTCGCGTGAGAAAACCCTGAACGAGGGCGAACTTCGCTCGATGCTGACTGAGCGCGAGCTGTCCAAGTTCGAGCAGCACAAGTCGAAGGGCGAGCAGCTGCGTGAGATGCTGCGCGACTGTCACGAGAATGGCAAGAAGCGTGAAATCCTGCTTGCCCCTGGCACCAACAGCGGCGGCACGAGCAACACCACTGCCAACATCGACGCATCGGGTGCTATCGAACTCAGCATCAAGGAGATGATCCCGACTCTGCACGAAGGTCTCGATCTGCCCAGCACCCTCCGCATCGTGACTGGTGTCACTGGTAACGAGGTGTGGCCCGTCAGCGTGAACGACGTAGAGATGGAAGAGGTCGGTGAAGTTGCACAGCTTTCCGATCAGGAACTTAACTTCAACAACATCACTCCCGTTCAGCGTCGCGTCGGCTTGAAGGTGCCCGTGTCCAACATGGCCATCGACAATGCCGCCTTCGACCTGATGGCGTTCGTGCAGTACAAGTTCACCGTTGCTCTGCGCAAATACCTCGCAGCCAAGGTGTACAGCCGTGCTAACTTCAGCGGCAACAAGGGCCCGTTCAGCAACCTCTCTGCTACCGGCACCATCACCATCGGCAGTGGTACCGAGTACAGCGACATCCTCCAGGCTGTTGCTAACTTCAGCGACAAGGGATTCTTCGAGGGCGACGTTACACTCGTACTCGACCGCGTGACCGAAGCAAAGCTGAAGGCTACACCGCTCATCGCTGGTGCTGCTGGTGGCTTCGTCGTACAGAACGGCCTTTGCGCTGGCTATCCCTACGTGGTGACCCACTACCTGAACACCAAGCTCGACACCGATGGCAAGCTCGTTGCAGCCGACAATCGCTGTCTGGGTATTGGTTACTTCGAGTGGCTCGCTCTTCAGCAGCACGGCCAGGTTCGCATGGTGGTCGATCCTATTACTCTCGCAGACCGCAACATCACCCGTGTCATCCTGAACACCGCTTGGTCGCTCACCGACTTGTCCATCTACATCAACGGCGGTGATCCCACCGGCAGCGACCCCGTCACATACCCGACGCAGGCCTTCGCTCTGTACACCGTTGCTGACGCAGCACCGACAACGACCGAGTAAACCCTCACGGACTCTCTCTGGGATTCATAGTTCCTGCCAGCGGCGGCGGCGATGCCAAAGCAATAGCGACAGACCGCCGCTGGCCTCCCAGAAGGAGTGATTCTCTAAACATGTACAACTAACACTCGCAACACGTAGCAATGAGTCTCAGCACCGACAGCATATTCATCGCCGCCATCACCGCCGACGAAGACATCATGGAGAGCATCGGCGGACGTGTGTACGACACCGCCATTCCGCTTCCTGACGAAGATGCCGACAACGTCCCCGTGCCCTATGTCATCGTGACCTTCGATGGACTCAACAACGACGAGACCACCAAGGATGATCCATTCGAGTCTGACAACGACCAGGTGACCATCGGCGTGCTGGTGACAGCAGAGAATAGGAATGCACTGGCCAACCTCACACGCGACATCCGCAAATGTGTCTATGACTACATGATGACGCAGTTGGCTACCGACGACGACTTCCCAATCGAAGACTACTCGCTCTCAGCCGACGCTGTGCAGTTCGACCAGTTCAAGCCATGCTTTTGGCAGACTCTCCGCTATGTGTGCGACGTGACAAATACTATACAAGAAGATGAGCAAGATTAAAGGCCAGAACTTTCGACTCTTCGTCGGCTCCAACCCGATTCCAGAGGAAACCAGCCTTTCCATCACGCTTCAAGGTAACTCTGACGATACCTCGACGAAGGACGTGGTGGGATTGTACAGCCAGGACACCGTGGTGACAACATCGTGGACTGCGCAGGTCGACTCCTATCAGGCAGAACCCGAAGACTGGACATCTCTTGTCGCATTGTTCAACGCTGCACAGCCCCTGACGGTTCGATGGGATCAGAC